GCGTTCTTAGGGTCGGATCCGGTTAATAAACTCATGCCACCGGCACCAAGGGCCGCGGTTAATGCACCGCCGCCCGGAATAAGAAGTCCGCCAAGTCCACCAAGTACCGCTCCAAGATTCATGCTTCACCTCTAATAGCTTCAGGCGCTGTTACAGTAATTGTCGTGCTACGTTTCTCTGCGCCTGTCCAAGCCTGTCCACAAGCTGGACAGTTACCATTAGGGTAGCTTGCGATCTCTTCTGGCGTGTCAACTGCGTTGTCACAGTTTACACAATGCACCATATCAGAACTTGAAGAAGGTTTCCAGCGGGAGCCATCAGGCATTGTAATTGTCATGTTGTTGTCACCGTTACTGTTCCAACAGCGCCCGTGGCTAGGGAACCACGAACATAGGGAGAATGAGCTAATGGCACTCTAACATAACCATCGTGGTTAAAGATAGCCCCCGGCTCTAGCCCACTGTCATCTGTTTGAAGATTTGTAAACACCGAAAACGTGTTGCGGCCTTCCCCCGGATTCTGCATCTGGTCCAGATACACCGAAAACGAACGCACCACTTCCGCAAGGTACTGTTGATTGTACTCGGCAGGCGCTACCGGGAAGAATGGAAGAACAAGATTACGAGACATTATCGACGCCCATCTGGCTGCATCTCAACCCTTGGCGTTCCCAGACGCCAAGATAACCCCGGTTCTGTGGTTTCTATCTTGAACGCAAACGACCTGCCTCTCAGACGCACATGTACCTGTTCCGTAAATTGCTCGACTGGAACACTCGCCGTTTTAGAAACATTCTTGGAGTTGCTTTGTAAGTAGGCCCCGCCGGGAAAGTTTCTAGTTTCCAACGTCATCGTAGCCACAGGAGAACTGCTAGTGCTATTTCTAAACGTTAAATCCGGTAACATCCGCCGCAAGAACACAAACTGCTCCCCATCTCCCATGCTCATTTGGCTGCTTTCTATGTACGCGGTGATTCCTGTCGCAGGACTGGTGCTTCCGTCATCCAACCCTGTTTCTTGGTTATATAGAACATGATCGGTTCCTGCGGAAATTGGATTGGACTCGACGCCCCGATCCAGCCAGCACGTTCTGGACAACGTGCCGTAATACCACACCTGTTGTTGATAGTTGTAAACCACATATCTATCACACTCTGCGCTGGACGCCGAAGGATAAAACCACCACACTTCGGAAAATGCGGTGTTCGAACCCGCCGTTACCTTTTCCATCTGAAAAGTATTAATGTCACTAAAGACGTAGTCTCGAACAGTGCACGGCAAACGCTGAACGGAACCCGCAAACGTGTAAAACTCTTCTGAGCCCATCCAAAACACGTTGTCTTCTACGGCTATCGCAGCAAGCGGCCCAGCTATCGTCACGTTTTCCGACACTAGATTAATGCCAAATGTAAACGGGGGCCCAAGGAACTGCATTGCATGAAGCGACACATCCGTAAACACGAGAACCTGCTGACGAGTCTCCACAGCAGTTATAATCTCGGACCCAGAACCAAGGCGCAAGTCACCCGCAGTATTAGTTGCTGCCGCTGCCCAATCAGTCAGTGATTCTTGTGTCGAAAAACGTATTAACAATGGATCCTGAACACCCGGATTGGTTTGGCTGTCACAACCAAAAACAATAATGTGCCTGTCTCGGTCTGAAACGAGAACCTGCTTGGCGACTGTGGGGGTAGTGTTAGCACCCGCCAACGAAGAAAGCTCCACGGCGCGAGAAGTTAGCCCGCTCGACTTATCCCAATAGTAAATGTTGCCGTCTCGAATGTTTAACAACAAGTCTTCGCCAAAATTATCATGCGACCAAATACGAAGAGTTTGCCCAGATGCCGTTAACGACGCACCACTGCCCCACGTTCCTCGGCTCCATGTTCCTGCACCCCAACCTGTCCCCGTGATCGTGGTATCAAGACCCGTGTTTTCTTGATACGCTCCAACTACGCTGGACCCGCCGTTGCCGCTATCACTCGTTGTTGCGAAAACTAAAGTGTCATCCACGCCTGAGGATGTGGTAATAGAAGATAATGCAGCAACGGTGCGAGCATTGATGTAATAGTTGTTTACGCCCTTAACGTATGTAATCTGATACTCTTGATTTAAAATATCAGCAGTTACAGCGTCACCTAGTGTCACAGCGCCCGAGTAGGTTACAAAATCGTTTTCTAGTGCTCCGTGATCGTTATCCGTTACAATTAACGTAGAACATGTCACGGAGGCGCTGGTAGCGTGAGACGCTGCCGTTGTTCCTTGTGCACCACGAACGCATCCCGTTAAATTGTTCCCCGAAATATTTGCGTAGGTAATAACTTCGCTACCGACTTTAATCACTCCTGTATCAGGAAACCCACTGGAACTTGTTAACGGAACAATGGTTATTGCGGCATCAATACCCGCAGACAGCGTGTTAGCCGAAGCCGAAAACGTAACTTCTCCCGCAGAGGTTGTTGCGCGAATCGGTGTGATGTCGTTAAACCCACCGCCTTCGTTGATGTAGTATTTTAAGTTCGTACCCGCGCCCAAGTATTGCTCCCCTTGAAGGGCTCTCCAAGGATGAAGCGCTCGACACGTTCCCAAAAAATAAGCGGAAGAACTGGGAGTCCAACCGCCTATCTTTTCAGGAAACCCAAACCGGAACCTAACCTTGTCCATATCAAACCAACCGCCCTCGTTAGAGTACGATGTAGTTTCTCTATTTATTCCGGGCCGGAATTGGAGTTTGGTCAGTGGCATTTAGCACCCCTAGTTTACAACGTCTGCTTGTTCAGGCGTATCTTCTAACGAAGACTTTAGCATATCCATAAACGCCTGACGACCCACTTGCAGTTGCGCTAGATTAAACTGCGCAGAGCCGATCTTCTGGTCTAACGAGTTAATGTGATTTATGCACATCTTTGCAGTGCCGCTTAGCTGGTCTTCAGTGTAGTCCACATCGTCAATCGTAATGACCTTTTTGTCTTCAGCCATGTTGATCTCCTTTCTAGGTTATGCTGCCCACGGCACCCCGTCAGCAGTCGTTGGATTCGCTATAGCGTCAATTTTAGACGCTATAGAAGATTCAGTATCAGCTTGTGATACATGGTTCCAGACCCAGCCCTGAGCTTGAGCCTCCGTAATATCGTCATACGGTGTGAAATCAGCAGCAGAGGCATCGTAGGTCAAGCCACAAGTGCCATATGAGCTTGCTGTGTTGCCATCATCATCAACGCCTGTGCATCTCCAATGGGCTACATAAACGCCACCGTCAGCGATTTCGTGTTCCAATGTTGGAATAGTCCAAGTGTAGGTGATAGCCATGATTTTATCCTTCTAAAGCTGTTAGTCGTGTTTCAAGAGCCTCTATCTTAGCAATAGCTTCTTTTAATGCCGCCGTTAAAACGGGAACGATTTTGCTTTGGTCAATGCCTTGGTAAACAGGTTCACTTCCTGTCGCAGTCCAAGTGTGCCCTTCTTGTAAATCTTCTGGCTCAGCAATACCCGTTTCAACAATTTCACCCGCTGCATCGATTACGTCACCAACAGCATGTGTTTCATCTTTCACACCGTCGATGGCTTCAGGTACAACCGTTTGAGTTTCGTGTGCAATGAAGCCGTCAACAGTCAAATCAGCATCCGCAATAAAATTAAATCGCTTTGGTGAAAGCTGCTTTACCCGTTCAATCCCATCCGTAATATCAACTACATTTTCTTTTAGACGATAGTCAGAAGATGTGACGTAGGCAGTAGCGGTGCCACTGGTTTGTATTCGGCCAACAATGCCATTTGGATTGAAAAAGTTTATTTGGCGTCTAGTTGCCGTCGAGTTAAATTTTAAACCCATAGTTGCAGAAGAAGTGCCGGTTCTGGTGTCATTAACATAAAGTCTATGGGTGTAACCGGCCCCAGCGGCACTGGTGGTATTTATCGAAACCAGTTTGCTTACGTCAATCGCCATAGCAACACTATTGTTGGTGTAAATCTTCAGTTGATTAGTTGAGTTATCATGCTCAATAGAACAGATATTATGATCGTCTGTATCACCGAGGTTAATATAAGAAACATTAGAAGTTCCTGAAATTACCCTAAGCCCACAATTTTCGGTACTGGTTCTAGCCTGAACATGTAAATTTGATGCCGGAGTTTCAGTTCCCACCCCTAAGAAACCGCTAGCTTTTAGCGTCATTTGAGCGGTATCTGTTTCGTAACCTGTGTTTCCCGCAGCAAAAAACATGTCCATTGTACCGCTAGTGGCAGCACCTTTTGCCCACATCCCGCAGAAGTGATCTTCAGTAGCGGTATTGTCATCATTTCCGAAAAGATACGCCCCTATAAAATCACCAAATGCTATAGCATTATCAACTCTATATGCAACAAACTCACCGCCTTCTGGATCGCCAGTAATGCATTTGTTAGCATTGGCTTTAAGACCTGTTATAGTTGCTGTCTGAAGGCTACTAGGACCAATGCGTGCTTCCTCTACTCTTGCTACGCCTGAGAGGTAGAGGTCTTTGAAGCGTGCTACGTTTACGCCCAAGTCAATAGCAGCGTCACGACCAGTGCCTGTGGTAAGGTCTTGTGGTTGTATTGCATTAATAGCGTCTTTGAATCTAAGACCAACAGCGCCAGTACCTAATTGAATATCACCACCTTGTGTCCCAATACTCCCCACTTCTGTTGAGTTCTTTCTCAGCGTCAAAATATCACCATCCGTGGTAAGGCGATTAAGTTGAAGCACAGTATTTACATTGGCTGTACCAGAAGAACGTGTGATTTTAGTATGACCATTACTGTCGGCCTCAAGGCCCGTGTCGCCAATGTCGCTACTCGATTTGCCCAAAAGCAAGTTACCCGATTGAATGCGCATGTACTCAGTGCTGGTAGATGTTGATGATCTCCAGATAAAAGCATCACCCACACCATTGATCTGATAAGGCACTTTTCCGTCATATATAAATCTAACCGACCCTGCGGAGTTATCTAACTGCCAACTATTGTAGCCCTGAGAAGCTAATAAAAGTTCACCGCCATCAGCGAGGCCATTATCAATCGTAACTCTGCTGCTGGTCAAATTCCCAGTGATGTCTACACCTCCGCTGGTGGTGGCGAGTTTTACATTTGCAAGTCCAGTTCCTCCATATGCCAGCTTTACGGGAATACCTACATTTCCGCCAAATATAAAACCATTACCATCGGTATAAACAATGCGACCATTAAAGTCTTCACTGAGAGGCTCTTTAAAGTCTATAAAAGCGCCACTATCTCCACCCAACTCGATAGAGCCATAACCTGTGCCTCCGTCTACAGTCATTCTGGTGTCTAGACTTAGTTCACCCGTTATGTCTGCACCTGTGCTGGTGGTGGCGAGTTTTGTAGAGCCATTGTATGACAACGACACTGCACTATTAACTAATGCGTTTATCATCGTTTGACCGCCATTGGCGTTTTGTATCTTTACGTTACTGCCGCCTCGCAGAATAAGGTCTCCCGTACCCTGATCAGAAACATAACTATCCGACCCATCATGGTAAATCTGTAGATCAGACCCAGCGCCGAAGATGGCTTTGTCGTTATCTGCAAAGTTAGCGTTGCCTGTGATGTTTACGCCTGTGCTGTCGATGCGCATGCGTTCTGCGCCATTGACCACAATATCTAAACTATTAGATGAGTGATTATAGTTAATCTGGCCTCTGGTTGCAGTGTCTGCATCGCCAAACAAAAGACCACTAATCCCAGTATTGGTGCCAGTAGCTAATAACTGTAGTCTTGGGTTAGCAGCTTGCACAACTAACGGATATACTGGCGAACTCGTGCCAATCCCAACATTGCCGCTGTCAGCAAACGTAACAGATGCAGTTGTGCTTCCACTGTTATAAAAACCTAGTGAGCCATCGGACTCAACCCCAAGAGTGTAAGCCTCACTCCCACTAGCTTCTTCAATAGCTATGGCGTGGTTACTAGCATTAGTCTTTAGCGCAAGAACCCCATCAGCACCACCTTGAATGCTACCTATTTTTAGTTTCTCTGCACTCGCATCCCAGAAGAACTTTGGCGTGGTGCCTGTGTCCTCGTAGAAGCTGATGTCTCCGTTAGAGGCTATTCTAAATCTCTCCACTGAGTTTGTATCAAGTGTGAGTGTTCCCGCTGCTTCAAGTGCTAAAGAGCCAGTTGTAGATGATACAGTGTTTCCATCCACACTAACATTATCCACAGTCAGCCCATCGCTGGTCAAAGTACCCGTGATGTCTACACCTCCGCTGGTGGTGGCGAGTTTGGAGGCGTTGTTGTGGTATAGGGTTGTTTCAGCATTACCTTTAAATATAGCCGCAACATTATCATTCAGATCTGTTATGCGAACTTGATTGTACCCTCTTATTCTTAGAGTTCCAGCGCCAGCATCATCAATGTAGCTATTAGACCCATCGTGGTAAATCTGAAGGTCCGACCCAGCACCAAAGATGGCTTTTGAGTTGTCCGCAAACGTAATGCCGTCAAAAAACGCATTGTTAAACACGTTTGCCGCTACCGCGCCAGTTCCAGCGCCATTAAAGAACACAACCGCAGTCGTACCCGCAGGCACTTCATAATCGTTACTTGCGTTATATGTGCCTTGGAAAAGCAAGATACTGCGTGATCCACTAAGGCTGTTACGAACATAAACGATCTTCTCCGCATCATTCGGCGTCAACTGCACATACACAGTGCCGCCAAGATCGCCACCATCGCCAAATATCACCAAACGATTACGTCCATTAGAAGACGAGCCATCGCTGATAGGCAACGTATTAGGAGAACCAGAAGACCCCGTGGCGGCAAGAGTTACAGACACCTGCCCATCAAGGGAGGTGTCTAGCAATTCGAAGTTCGTGTTCGTTGTATCACCCCATGTGCCAGACTGCTCGCCTGTTCCAATGAGTTCGATCCCGTTGTTTAACGTGTATGTACTAGGCATAATTTTTTTCCTATGCTGCTATATCATTCCAGTCAGGGGACTGGTTTGGAGTTGTCTGCGCGTATCCCGGGGATTGTGAGGGCGCTTCGATTCCCCAATCCGGAGATTGGTCTGGAGCAGTCTCAACATAACCGGCGGATTGCGATGGTACTTCAGGAGTATAGCTTGGATTTTGATTTGGAACAATACGTCCCCAAACAAGGACCGTTGATATTTCCCCTGTTGCGGAAACACCTACGACACCTACCTCGGTTCCCGCAATCGCGTCTACGTCTCCGACCGCGCCTGTCGAAAAAACACCCGTTACGTTCACGGTAACAAAAATGCCAACGTCAACAGCGCCAACCGAACCAGAAGATCCCAAACCCGTTACTGACACATCTGCATCCGCAGTAACAGTAACAGCGCCAACCGAGCCAGAAGATCCCAAACCCGTTACTGTAGTATTCGAATCGGCGGTGACTGTAGACGAGCCAACAGAACCCGTTGCCCCTAAACCCGTAACGTTGATAACTGCCGTACCTGTTACGGAAACTGAGTCAACTAATCCTGTGGCAGATAATCCGGTAACATCGACATCTGCATCCGCAGTAACAATAACAGAGCCAACAGAACCAGCAGCTTCTAACCCCGTTGTCGGGACGATAGCCTCCGCAATAACAGTTACGGAACCAACCAATCCAGCCGCTTTGGGTAAGTCCGTCTGCCCCCATGGCATATCGCCCCAACCAAAGCGGGACCAACCGCCGATTGGAACGATGATATCAGTCATTAGGCTATCCGAACAATGGCGTTACTTGCGTCCGCTGTTGGGAACACAATCGTAAAGTCCCCTGCTGTCGATGTTTTGTCTGTCCCAAAGTCCAACACGCAAACCGTGCGATTTCCATTGGTTGAGTTGTAAATCAACGCACCACGAGCAGTGATCGTTGCGGAACTAAACGTTAAATCTGCAAAATCAATAAACGCCGTTGTTCCGCTAGTAGTCGGATCAATGTTCGTCAACGTACCGCCCCCAGCAGAATACCCTGTTCCACTTACCTCGTTAGTGGCCGTGTAAACAGTTGTTGCTGCTGTAAACGAAGCACTGTTCGTATATAACGCAAGTTTGTAGGTGTTCCCACCGCTTGCGTTAAAATCATGCAGACCCTCAAGAACTTCTTTCTTGAAAGAAGTGCATAAATAGTTTCCTGAAAAAGCCATTTGTAGTCTCCTTATGATCTCGGTGTGCGAATAACACCATATCGGTACTCATCGCTAGTTTCTTGTGCCTCACCCAAATTCTTTAATCGACCAAGCGCCTCGGCGTAACGTTGTTGATACATCTGCATCAAACCCGGATCTCCTTTCATAAACGTGTACGACTCTATAAGAGCCGCATACAAAAGAGTGATCTCAGCATTTTGAGACAGCCAACTTGTACCACTGTCGGCACCCGCGGTCAAAGATGCGGGTCGATATAAGTAATGTATGTCCACAGTAAAGTTAGCGTTAGGAGTTGGAGCGATGATAAAGTTATCAACGTCGAACTGGGCGTAGTATCTCGGTTGTCCCGTTGTCGTCGGGTCTGGCGTGTATGTCTGGACAAAATCTAAATCCTTAAACAGTAAAAACTCTGCGTCTCCGCTCACATCAATGCTCAATGAAAACGGAGCTAAAAAGTCAGAAGGTGCCGCCAGATACTGATTGCCCAAGGTCATCGTCCCAGCTTGATTTTTTTGAAACAAATTAAGCTGGACGTTCTTTAAAATCCGTTCTTCCGCCAGTCGGATAAACAATGGCAAGTTATTTACAAACGTTACCTCGTCGTTTTCCGTATAATCCTGAATGGCTTGCTTCAGTTCACCATATGTCATCGTCATGTTGTCACCGTCACTGTGCCCACCGAACCGATAGCCACCAAGTTATTCGGCGGCGAAAGACCCTCAATCTCGTTAAACCCTACAGGATTCCACCCGTATTGTGTAGCCCTCTGCTCAGACAACCCGCTTTCCGGACGAGGATTGCGCAATGCTTGCGGATCTGGAGACGCCTTCGGAGGAAACAACTGAGGATGCTTGGGCTCAAACTCATCAGGGCCAACCTTCGCACCTGTCCACTCCACCTTCATTTCTCGAAGACGGTAGCGACGGCCCGATCTGTCCGATATCCCCCATGCGTGTTTGCCCGAAGCGTATGCCATTAGACCCTCAGATACTGTATACTAGGCTGCAACTTCAACGGCACACGATCCTCGTCTTCATCCGCCGCACGTTGAAACTCTTCCTCATACACCGACTTTAAAGGCTGAAGACGGTCAGGAGCTCGTTTCATTGCAATGTAATAAGCCAAACCCGCTACCATGCACGGGTAAAACCTAAACGGCATGTCCGTAGTATTTACCAAACTATCCGCATCTTCAATCCGCTGCACATAGTAATAGATGATTTGATCCGTAGAGTTCTCCGGAACCGCCCAAAGATTAATTACAGGGTTGATCTGACGGTTAAACCAAAACTGGCTTGGCCGACCCTGAGTAGTTTTGTTCGGAAGAGTAACGTAGTCCCCGCGACTGATCCGTTCCACTTCATAGTCAGTGTCGCCCCGCCTAAGAACAATTTCCAAAACATCCACAACATCAGGCAACAAAGTCTCCTGAGCCTGACCTTGGGTAAGGGTTATCGTGCCCTGCTCCACGGTCCACATGTTAATGCCACGATTCGCCCAGTCCGCAAACATCAGGTTCAAAGACCGACGCGCCGTCCGAGCATCATAACCAGTGCGAACTTCCAGCCCGCACCGCTCAAACGCTTCCTCGATTATCTCTCCGACATCGAGGTTAAAGTCTCTTGATCCTGAAGTAGCCATCTATCAACTCTTATGAGGATTTTGATTTGTTTTTACCGTCACACAACCGCCAGACTTATACCCATTTACCTTGCCGCCGCGCATCATCCCGGGAACTTCGCCGCCGCGCATCATCCCGACACGACCGCCGCGCATCATTTTACCAACGCCATCAGCAGCGTAATCAGGGACCATTTTTCCCTGCTTGTTCTTAACCATGTTTAATTTACCCGGCATTTTACTGTCTCCTGTTTCTACGCGCCAAGATATGGCGCTCATAATCCTGTGGGTCGTAGTTTGTATAATAACCTAGTTTTTCCAACTTTGCAGCAGCGTTTTCTAACTCTGTCCAACGCTGTATAAAAACAATGGCGTGTTCTCTTAAATACGCCAGAAGCCATATGTCTATTCCTGCCGACTCAAAAAACCTATTAAGCGCCATGCATTCTTGTTCTAATTTATCATAGTCATAATCGTAACTGTAATCAAAAACCATCGTGACTTTGTAACCAGTGCTAAAAAACTTCGCGGCTTCATGTAAAACATCCGTCCACAAACCGTCAGAAATCAAGATCTTTACTTCATGGTTCTCAACCGCAGGCAAAGCAAAAGGACAAGCCGCAACACCGTTCGTGTGTGCAGTGGGTTTAGATAATTCCTCTGCCCAATCCCGTATCAAAACACTCTTACCAATCCGCCAGTAGCCTTTTTGTTTTTCCAACTAATCCGCTTAGAAGATTTCTTCTTCTTTGCAGCAGACGTACATTGCGCCATCGTAGGCCGACATGCGGGATAGCTTTTGCGCTTTTCGCCTTTCTTGCGGCCACACGGCTTTCCCGTTTTACAATCAACCCAGCCCTTCCCTTTGTTTTGGGAGAACCATTTTCGCAAAGAGTTCTTTTCCGCCATCAGTACGTCCTCGTACTTTTCCGCCTGCTCTCCTCGACGCAACCACAACCAGAAGCAACGATTCCACCGCCGCGATACCTATTACGAGCAGGGCGTTTTGGATTATCAACCGCCGTCATTAAACCACCAGTAGCTGCTTTCTTAGTAGAGTTTCCCCAGTTGGCGGCTCCCACTTTTCGGCACTTGGCTACCGCTCCGCTTGCGTAAGCCGAGGGCCAAACCTTGTATCTCGCCTTGACCTTTTTTGCGCAAGCGTCGAGCTTTTTCTTTTTCTTTGCCATTACTCCGTCCCTCCGGTGGTGTGGATATTTGGAACGACATTTGTCCACGACTTATCATAGTTAGCCTGCCTCACTAAAAAATCCTGCCACATGGGCTTTATCATCTTATAGTTTTCCTCAACCCGATAAGACACGACAGCTAAATCAGACTTCATCGCATAGAGTTGAGTTGATCCCCAACCTAAGAGGCCAACTACAATAATCGATGTTATATCCGAAAAGTTCACTTTCATCACGCTACCACATCTTGCACGACCAGTAACGGGCCGTAAGTTTGTCCAACTTTTTTGTGTCACAACCATGCCTAGCCCGGAACGATTTCCTACGCTTAGGATTTGATTTCTTAATCGTCATCTTGGCATCGCCAAATCTGACGATCTTTTCTTTGCCTTTATCACATGCCTTTACAACAAACTTCTTGCCGCCAGAAACCTGACGCTTGGGTTTGTTGCATTTCATCTTATCTTTGTCGATCTTAGCCATCAGAGTGGTCCCGCGTTCCGAATGTATACGATGTCAAGTGCAGCCGAAACATGCAATCCAGAGTTAGAACTGCTGCCTACGGCACGAACCTCTACGTCAGTTTTCTCTGAGATCGGCAGAGGAGTTGAGTAAGATATTTCAGTGTGCCCGTTTTGAACAGAGAACTTGTCCTGAGTTCTAAACACTCCCCCCGACTTTCTCGCAACCAAGCTAATAGTTCCGAACTTGTTGTTCGCCTCAGTAAGACAAGTAACGTCTTTTTGAAAAAGATATGCCGTATATCCAGCGGGAACCGTCCATACACACATGAGAGTTTGATTCTCCCCCAGCGTTATACGAGCATACGTTGTTCCAGTGTTGGTGATGTTTATCGTGCCAGAGGGCTCCTGAGAGCCTTCGATAAAGGCTCTGAACACACGCAAGAAGAAAGAATTGGTTTCCTGAGTGCCGCTGCCATTCAAGGTCACTGTCTCGGAGATTTGGTTGTAGTCCGCGTCCAAACCTTGGATTGTTACCTGAACGTCCTCGTCATTAGCACTATCTGTACTTGTCGCGGTCATTTTTACCGCAGCCGACGGGTAAGCATATAGTGCGCCAACCTCCCAAATGGTTTCTTCTGTCTCGTTGATAAGAGCGTTGAAACCGAACTTATATACGCGGTAGTGCCCGGGGATTTGACCCCGAGACACCTGAAGCTCAAACGGCTCCGAGGTTCCGACCTGTGTAATAGAACGGATATCGTAAGCCACAGGACCCCCTACGACAAAATAATTGTCAGTTGGTTTGCCGAGCCCGTGAACGCAGCTATGTACACCCCCGCGCTGGCAATAATACCATCATCCGGAATGTTCATAACATGATGACCTGCGGGAAACGTCTGCGTAAGCAAAACATCTCCACTAGCGTCACCGTTCTTTATAGTAAACGCTCCCGCTGCGGCGGCATAAATAACCACTTGACGAAGCCGTGACCGAGTTGGACCGACAATCGCCGCCGAGGTTCCTTGAACCCAATTATATGCTGTTACTGGACCAGCCATGATCTATCTCCTTATCCTGCGGAGACAGTTACAACACCTGAATTGCTGTACAGTTGACCTGCTACAGA